TTACCTAAATACGTTGTAAATCCTATTATCACAATCAATAGTAAAAGAAGACTCCCCGATAGCTCTCAAATAAATATCATACTCATTATTTATCTTTTCGATCATATTAAGCTTATATGCCTCGGTAGCAGTGTTAGAACGTATTAATTCTGCAAACGCTTTTGAGGATAGAATTTCTTTATAAAGAATTTCCTTAGCTTGTTCCTTTTGGTTGATAGTCATTTTGAGAGCAAAATCTTTACTCCAATTGCTCGCATTCCCTTTTTTTGATTCCAGTTTGTTTTTCAAATCCTTTACATCATTTGTCATTCCCCAAACCTTAAAAAATAATATAATTTGCAATACTGCAAAAACAATAATAATGATTGATGTTATCAATTCCATAATAAGAAAAGTTTATTGTTGATATTTAATGTTTTGAATTTTAATTATTGCCATATATTATTATTGTCCCACAAACTGGACATCTCCCAAGTCCACAACATCGCTTTTGCGGATCCGGGTTGATCCAACGGAGGCAACATTTGGAAGAGGGGATAGTTGTAACTCCGCTATCTTTTCCTCCAATGTCTTTATTTGCTGTTTTAGGGCACCGATTTGCTCTATCAATTCTTTGTTTTCAGCCTTTTCTTCTTTGTACATTGTATATAATAAAGATTCTTCTGTTGGCAGTGGAAGTGGGTCTGAAACATGCTCGCCCGTGGGCGATGTGGATTCGGATTTCAGCATGAACCCTCGGCCAGTTAGGAGCCAGTTTATATCCAAATTAGGATAAATATCCGCAGTAATAGATAGCCATTTACTCTGTATGTCTGTATTATTTTTGATGGCACGCCTAATCATACCATCACTTGCGCCAATAGATTGCTCAAAAGACCTTACGCTAAGTCCTTGATTCTTTATAAATTGCTCTAATCTGCGTATCATAATAATAACTTTTTCGTGAAAATATTCACGATTTATTTTGTAATTGTGATAATTATCCGTAATATTGCACCGTGTTACACGATAACACGGCCATAAAAGTAGACAATTTTCAAACAATTTCACAATATGAGTACAGAAAAACAGAAAAAACAATTCACAGAGGCCGAGGACCTGACAGTGACGGTTGAGCCAAGCAAAGAGTATGAATTTCTGATAACAACACATCTATTGTAAACAAACTAATTAAATACAAATCATGAGAAGAAAAATTGAACTGGCAGACGGTATAGCTCGTAAGGAGATTTGCAGGGTATTGGGAATCACCGGTCCCGCACTTTCAATGGCACTCAGTTTCAAACGTAACAGCCCATCGGCCCAAAAAGCACGGACGATGGCTTTGGAACGGGGTGGAATCCTAATGGAGGAGAAACCGATGTCTCGTACCGTCCGTATCCTGAATGCGAAGGGAGAGACAGAACGGACGATTGAGGGATAAATATAATCTAACTTTCTAAAACATATGGGAATGAAAAATCAAACATCCGCTATTATCAGGATTATGACTCCTGTTCAAATACGCTCCTTTCGTAACGGACTTCGTAGTCTGGTAACTCAAACTCTATCAACCGGGCAATTGACTCGTATAGATAAAGTAAAGCTCCGCCACGAACCTTGCCGACAGAGATTAGCACAATCCCTCTCGCAGACCAACCTTCGTTTTTTTCATCTCGTACGCATGGAGGATAATAGACTATTTTGCAAGGAGAACGGTCAAATGCTCCCTTTAACGAATCAAGGTGGGATAGACCTGGATCGACTCGCTCTCGAAATTGCTCTTCGGAAATGGTGATATCTTTTGCTATGATATCGACTATAAGAACAAATGATAGAAATTTTAAATTGAGAATTATGGAAATCGAAAAAGGAAATACACAATCAGCCCAAGAAGACATTTATTGTACCGATTTGAAAGATATACATATTGATAAAGAGATATCAGTCCATAGCTATAATTTGAGAGTTGCTCAAGTTAAGGATGACTCTACCGGAAAGATGTATGTAAAACGGTCCATATCGTGCGATGGTATCTTAGAATATGAAGACCGTTTGTCCTTTGAGCAATGGGAATATTCGCTGCAACATCCGGATTTATTCAGATTGATGGAACTGTTCAGCATGGGCTTTATCGGTATCAACAGCAAAGAACGATCCGGCGATGAATGCATTTGGAATTTGCAAGGAGAATTGGAGAGTTTGACAGAACGGGGAACCTTGAAAAAGATCCCCCTGAATAAGTTGAAACAAGAATTCAGTTCTCATTAACGGTCCTTACGATCTGTCCGTCTTTGGTTTCCGCCCTTTTCGTTAGATAACCCTCGCAGATAAGATCATTTACGATCTTTTTCAGCAAATGGTAAGGAATTCCCAATTCGGATGCGTACTCCCGATTAATTACGATAGAACGATTGCCTTCGCCTTGCTTTCGTAAGGACTGAAGGACTGCTTCTGCAATATTACTAAGCTCCATAAATATATTTTTTAACTTGACCTACAAAGGTAGGTTGTTTGACCGAAACCGAGACTATTCCCGCCAAGAAAGTTAACGACTTGCAGGTGTCGGAGCGAGACCGGCGGCGGGAACGAAATAAAAGAATAAGAATATGAAAGTGAAGGTGATTTTATATGGTTGGTGCATCAGTTGGTTCTTTCTGTTTGTCGGAGCCGGAGCGATGGACAACGGGAAACCGGCAGAGGGAAGCCTGCTCTGTTCAGTCTGGTTTTTGTTCAGTTTTCTTTTGATGGCGAACGAGAAAGAATGCTGCAAGGAGGCCGACCGGTTTGAGTCATGGTTTACACGTCTGCTTGGTGGCAGCGATAAAGGATAAACAATCGGTTTAGGTTTCAATTAAGATTGGTTTAGCATGAGCGGTACGCGGCCCGCGAAACGAGGGTGGTATCCCGGATAGTTCAGTCAGGTAGAACAATCGAAACTGGTAATTCAGGCGATATGGTCAGCGGTTCGAATCCGTTTCCGGGAACATTTTGATAATGAATAAAACAAAAAACGATATGCCTCACGAATGGAATAACATGATAGTGGTGACGAAGGAAGAACTGATACCGGACTTCTTCCCTTCGTGGGAAGCGTTGAAAAAGAAACTGGCGCGAGACAAAAAGAAAACATACGGCATTCATCGTGCCCGTGAAGGGAAAGGGCAAGGCAACAAAGTTCTGATTGCCTATGATACCTTGCCCAAAGACTGGCGTAAACAGTTGGGGGATCCTCGAAAGAAGGATTGTTCCCTGGAACGCTTCTTTTGGGAGGATCTGGAAGCCGTTTCCTATTTCCGTGATGTATGTCCGGGTAAATATGGTACAATTGATCCGGAACGGCAAAAGGAATACGTCCTTGATGCCAGTGTACTGAAAGCAGCCATCCGATGGCGTTCTGAACATTATGAAGAATGTGTCAAGCATAACCAGCCGGTGAAGAATACTTATAAGGTACTTTCCACGGTTATCAACAATTTCAATGCCTGGCGCGGTATCAATAAACTGCCGCAATTCAAGCTACCGACCAACCCCATTTCATTAAAGAGGAAAATCGAACGTTTCGAGGCGGAAGGCTATTCTTCCCTGTTGAAAGGCTACGACAACAACAATCGAGGCAAGGCCGTGGAACGTACGCTCGACTTGCTGGACAGCATGTTTGCCCACCAGACATTCAAGCCTTCACCTGCCGAAGTCCACCGTCAACTGTCCGCATTCCTATCCGGTTATGTGGAAATCATCAGCAACGAGACGGGAGAAGTGTTTGATCCGAAGTCGTTCAACAAGGTAAGCCAGCGTACTGTCACCATGTTCTTGAATTCATGGGGCAGCTCAGTGGCCACATCCCGCAAGCGTACTGGAAACCGTCAGATCCGCCTGGGACAGTATGTACCATTTGAACAGCTGGAGCATCCGAAATTTGCAGGATCGATCATTTCAGTGGATGACCGCCAACCTCCTTTCGAGTATAAAAAAGGAACTCGCATGTGGTTTTATCTGGGAATCGACTTGGGAAGCGAAGCAATTACGACATGGGTATACGGCACATCAAAAGAGGGTATTATTCTTGACTTTTACCGCCAGATGGTGCGCAATTATGCAGAATGGGGATTGCCACTACCAGACGAGATAGAGTGCGAAAGCAACCTGAATGCGGCTTATCGGGAAGGTTTCCTAAAATCCGGCAACATGTTCCAGAATGTTCGTATCGAGGCAAACAGCGCACGAAGTAAACGATGCGAAGGTTACTGGAGGCCGCTCCGTTACCAGGTGGAAAAGAAGCATACGGGATGGATCGCCCGTCCTTTCGCCCGGAACGAGTCCAATCAGGTAGGAACAAAGGAAAAAGAGATAGTGCCGTATGACAAACTGGTAGAACAAAGCCTTCGGGACATTGAAGACTGGAACAATATGGAATGCAGTATTTATGAAGGTAAAACCCGTTGGGAAATACTTTTTGAGAAGCAAAATCCGAAAAACAACCGTCCGATCCCGTATCGTTCCATCCTCTTGACATTGGGATATAGGACGAAAAGCAGCGTCAGCATGTCGGGGCAAGTCCGATTTAGAAGTTCCATCTTCCTGTTGGCCGATGGCGGGGAATTGGCTACCGGAGACAAGTTGATCGGATATATGCAGGTTCTGGCCGGTAAAAACGTTGACATCTACTGGCTGGACGGCAACAACGGCGAATGCCTGGCCGCCATAGTCTGTCTGCGTGACACGACACGAGTGGTCTGTGAATTAGTAGAACAGCCCCGGACAGCCCGTGCCAAGATCGAAGAAACGGAGGAACAGGCCAGAAATCGTGAATTGTTTGCCCGGTACCGCAATACGCTGGAGGGGTACAGCAAACGGCGTTACCACAGCATCGAAAAAGTGACCGTCATCGATCATCGGGAAACGACCTTGAACCGAAAGTTCCGGATGCCTGGTCTCACACGATATGAAGCGGTAGAAGAACCCGAAGAAATCGAAATACTGGAAATAGACAATAGAAATCAGGAAATGGAAATCGAACAGGATTCGAACAGTGTTCGAAAATCGTTTGCCCCAAGTTTAAAAGATAGATTTTGACAACGTTAAAAATAGCACGATATGATTGAGTTAACAGAAGAATATAAGGTAAAAGTCCTTTCCGCCCTTGCGGATGCCCGCGAACGCTATGACGGTAGCGATTCGAATTTCGCAAAAAAATACGGGATCAACAAAAGCGTATATAGCGGTTTGAAGAAAGGCGATATCGACAGGAAGATATCTCCGGGTAAATGGTTGGAGTTAGGAAGGCAGCTTGGCGTTTCCCTAAACGAACGCAATTGGAACATGGCCCGTACCGACGTTTTCAACATGATCGAGGAAGATGTCCTGTTCTGCAAGGAATTCAGTAAATCGATGATGTTTGTGGATGAATGCGCAATCGGTAAAACCTATTCCGCCCGCTATCTTTCACGGACCTTGAAGAATTGCTTCTATATCGATGCGACGCAATGCCGGCAGGAACGTTCTATGATCCGCGCCATCGCAAAAGCCGTGGGTGGGGAACTGGACGGGACATTGGAAGAGATCAAGGAATCCGCCAAATACATACTGAACATCCTGCCCCATCCGATCGTAATCATAGACGAAGCCGGCGCATTGTCCTATTCATCCCTTTTGTTGCTGCATGAATTCTGGAACGGGACACAAGACTGTTGCGGATGGTATCTGATGGGTTCTGACGGACTACGGACCAAATTGCAGAAAGGGAAAGGGACATCAAAGAAGCAGTCCTACAAGGAACTCTTCTCCCGCTTCTCTTCGAAATACAACCACATCGTTCCCGATGCACCGGATGATCGTGCGGTGTTCTTCCGGACGCTGATAGAAACGGTATTATCCGTCAACATCAAAGACAAACGCAAAATCAACAAAATCGTGAACATGTGTCTGGCGACTGACAGCCAGGAAGCAGAAACCGGCCTCCGTCGTGCAGAAACATTGCTCATCTTAAATGAGGAATAGTATCATCATGAGAAGATTATCAGTAAGTAACCTGAATGCCCAACGGTTTAAATTCATGCCGTTCTTGGGAGAATGGAAAAGGATATTGGGAGACCAGGAACGGAAGGGTTGTTGGCTCATATATGGCAAGGAAAAAAATGGTAAATCCACATTTGCCCTTAATCTTGCCAATGACCTTTCCAAGATTGAACCGGTGTTATATATATCTGCGGAGGAAGGCACCGGATCCTCATATACGAAGGCAGTCAATCGTGTCGGAATTCAGGACACCAATCGGAATTTTCATTCATGGCCATTCGTCTCTATCGATGATTTGCGTGAGGAGATAAAAAACAACCGGAAATGTGAGAAAATCATCTTTATAGATAATCTGACAGTCTATACGGACTTAAAGAAGGATGACATCATTACGCTCCTGCAAGATTTTCCGAAGGTCCTTTTTGTTTTCCTTGCTCATGAGGATGAACGGGGAGAGCCACTGGGAGCACCGGCCACGATAGCCAAACAAATGGCTTATGCCTATTTTCACGTAAAGGGGAAAGCAGCCTATGCCACTGTCCGCGGAGGTAAGAATGAACGTATCGATATTGATGAAGAGACGGCATCCCTCATTCACGGAGACAAGACGGATTTTTCCAGACAAACATTACAAAATTCAGAGATATGACAACTCAAAAACGTACCTACAAGAAACGTAACACCGGCCTGTTCTACGGTTATCTGAGACGTATACCGGGCTATGATCCCTCAGAAGTGGAGACGATCAAGGGTGGTGTGATAGAGAGCTTCCTGATTGGCAAATACGGAGCGGATCATGGACGAAGGATCAGCCTGTCGGAACTTTCCGACAAGGAATATGACGAACTGGTCATCGATTTAAAAAGGCAGGTTAACATCGCGACAGACATGAACAGTCTGAAGGCTGAACTTAACGAGAAAGCTATCCGTAAAGGCTGGTATCATCGTATTTTCAAGCAACTTGCCCGAATTGGCATCAATACAATTGATGGATATGAAGAAGCCAATCGCCATATCCGGAGTCTTCCTATCAGTCGCGGACGAATTCTGCCGGCCATTCCTATCTGTGAACTTCCGGATTTGTTCAAGGCCGTCTGTTCGTATTGCGACAACCGGTTAAAGCAGCAACGAAAAGAACTGGCTACAGCCTCAAAGAATTAGTGTTATGCCAAGAGTAAAACAAGATCCGGCAAAAACTCTTTCCCGCGAAGAACAGAAGCTGTTGGAAACTTTGGAAAGGGAATACGATAAAGAACTGGACCACCTTTTTGATCATCCAGACGACCGAAAGGCTCTCGAACGAATCGGATGGATAGAAAAAAAGATTCTCGACATCAAAGGTGAAAAGCCTCTGGAAGTAAATGACGATTTTAGATAATAATTGAATATCAACATATTAAAATACAAAATTATGAACTTGGATAATTTAACAAAAGAACAGAAAGCCGAATTACGTCGGCAGTTGGAAGCAGAAGACAAGGCTGAAAGAGCCCGTGTACAGCAAGAACGTGAAAATTATAAAGCGATCGTGGATTCATGGGTTGAAGAGACAATGAAAAAATTGCAGAATGTTTCTTCTATTCTAATGGATACAAAATCTGATATTTTTTCAAGCAGTTCAACCATCATTCAAATGAAAAACGAACTGTTCAATGTAAAAAGTGATCGTAAAAGCGATACGCTCTCAACATCTGATGGCAGCAAAACTATCCGTATAGGAAACCGGATCAATGAAGGATGGGACGATACTGTAAATGTTGGAGTAGACAAAGTAAAGGCTTATTTGCGAACTCTTGCAAAAGATGAAAATAGTGCTTCATTGGTCGATACGGTTATGGGCCTTCTTGCCAAGGACCGAAAAGGTAATTTAAAAGCTCAGAAGGTGTTGGAACTTGAAAAACTCGCGATAAAATCAGGAGATGAAGATTTCATGGACGGAATTAAAATCATAAAGGAAGCTTACCGTCCTGTTCCGACCTGCCAGTTTATTGAAGCGACTTTTCGGGATGAGAACGGAAAAGAACATAACATTCCTTTGTCCATGAGTGCAATTGATTAATGTCCGTAAAAGTCAAATCAACCACTCTGACTCCTGGCCGCTGGATATATGTTTGCCCTTGCGGGTTTCGATATACAGTGTGCCGGGTGGATAAAAAAGATAACAGATGGATGATATATTGCTTTAAATGTAAGCAGTCAAATGGTAAATATTATAAAGTCATGGATGAACGATTGGAATTTGAAGATAACTTCAACAACAAACTGAACTGCACCTGCTTCACCACGATCCGGATCCACCAGCCGGTGAGGAATGCCATTGGCGCAGTGAAGCAGGTCTATCTGAAAGGTGTGTGGAAAGGCAACGCCCGGATCATACACGCCACCACAATCACGATGGATCGCATCAATCTCCCGATGGCGAAGCTCGACACCGGCCTGTCGCCCGAAGAATGCCAGCGGCTGATCAAGTCGCTTTACAAGAACCGACCTGGCATCAACTGGAAAACGCAACCACTGGACTATATGGTACTGGAGTATGTAAAGGAATCGAAAGAACCGAGTTTATTTTAAAAGAGAAAGGAGAATAGAATGAGTGAATTAAAATATACATTGGATATCGAACCGGATAAGTACGGTACAAATCCTGAAAAAAAACACATACGCAATGTCCCTTGTCCTCGTTGTAACGGTCAAGGAGGTTCTTTAGTTGAAACAGGACACAATGAATCAAGATGGATTCCTTGCAAATTCTGTGACGGCACCAAAAAAGTGAAAGCGACCATTTCAATAGAGTGGAATGCGGATTATGATTCATAAAAGAAACTCATATAAGAAGATAATAAATAAAACATTTCTTAACCAGCTCGATAAACGATATGAATAAGGACGACTTATTTAAGGTATTTTTAATAAATGACCTGATGGATTTACCTAATGCCGTTACTAAAATTTTAGATATGGATTTAGAAGATAGGAATAAAATATACCGAGAATTGATTAGACTGAACGATAACGATTTGTCTTATGACTGGTTTCAAGAAGTTTACGAAAGTGATTTATCTGAAAGAAAGCAAAAAAAACAGGACTTCACACCAAATTCTCTGGGAGTATTATGTTCATTGCTAACATCTCAAACCGGAAGTATACATGAACCTACTGCCGGAAATGGATCTATGATCATTGCGGACTGGTGGCAACGTTGTACGAAATTATTACCCTGGGAACATTTCCCATCTCAGAATATTGTATCATGTTGGGAATTATCTGATAGATCAATTCCTATACTTCTTTTAAACTTATCGATTAGAGGAATTATGGGGTATGTTTATCACGGGGATGTATTAACAAAAGAAGTTAAGCAGAAGTATATCCTTCTTAATCGCAAAGATGATACACTTTCCTTTTCGGAAATAATAAAAGCAGATACTAATGCTAAAATAGTACAAGAATTATGAAATTAAATGATGTATATAATAAATGGTTGTCTGTCAAGAGAAGACAAGTTAAGGAATCAACACTAAGCTGTTATCAGCTCATATATAAAAAATAATGAGCTATGGCAAAGGAAACTGTAAAAAAGAATAATATAATGAACCTAAAACAATTCAAATATTGGCTAAGGATAAACGGTTTTCTACCAGATCAGTTCGGCACTGAAACAAAGCGTAATCCGATTAAGCTAACAACTTAAAAAGGTATGAATATAGATACTGAATTTAACGTAGGAGATAGCGTATGCTATCTGAGCGGGGATAACATTATCCATACAACTATAAGCAAAATAATTATCGAAATATCCTATACTGATGATAGTTTTCTTATGGTTTATAAGTTGTCAGATGGACTTAGTGTGCCCAGAAACAATTATCCCCAATGGGATAAAAGACTTTTTAAAGATAAGGAGAGTTTGATAAAATATTTATCTGAATCATAACTAAAAAAAATATGAGCGGAAAAAGATATTTCATAGTGTCATACAATTTTGGCAATGGCAAAGTACATGGTTCTGGGCAAACCACTTTTGTGACGGATGGATGCTATCTGAACAGACAGATAGCAATAGAGCAGATAGCATCTACACTTGAATGTGAAAATGCTGAGATTGTAATTTTGAATATTATTGAATTGCCTGAATCTGATTATAATGTTTGGAGTGCCAAAAAACAAACTAACAAGACATGAAGGAACAGCAGTGGTTGTTGCAAGTAATGCAATAACCACAATGATTTGATAATTAACAATTAAAAAGAATTAAGCTATGACCTGGAAAGAATTAAAAGACAAAATATCCCTTATGACAGAAGAAGAGCAACAGCAGGAAGTTGCAGTTTGGGGAGAAGATATGAATTTGATGAAAGATTGCTCCTTGGAGAAAACAAATGAGGATATGTACTACAACTCTGAATGGGATTATGCTTGTGAAGAGAGTGAATTGGAACCGGAAGACAAGAATGACCCTGATGTACATAAGGTATATGAAGCAGGAATGCATTATATTTATTCGAATTGATATTAAAACATAAATTATATAGAAAATGACTAAGAATGAAATTTTAAACAGTGACTGGGGTGTCCGCTGTAGCGCAGCCGGGAACCCTAACACACCGGTAGAGGTGTTAACTGAACTGGCTAAGGATAGTAACCGGAGTGTCCGCCTTAACGCTGCCTGGAACCCTAACACACCGGTAGAAGTGTTAACTGAACTGGCTAAGGATAGTAACCGGAGTGTCCGCCTTAACGCTGCCGAGAACCCTAACACACCGGTAGAGGTGTTAACTGAACTGGCTAAGGATAGCGACTGGAGTGTCCGCCGTAGCGCTGCCGGGAACCCTAACACACCGGTAGAGGTGTTAACTGAACTGGCTAAGGATAGTAACTGGGGTGTCTGCTGTAGCACTGCCGAGAACCCTAACACGCCGGGTTATAAAGAAACAACCTACGATTTCGTAGTCACTAAAAACTATGTGGCGGTAAAAGGAACTAATCATATGTGGTATAAACACAATTACCCCCAAATCGCCCCTTTTTATACTTGTGGATGTTTCTGCGGTTCAAGAGAACAACTTCTCGCTAGAATCTATTCGATTGATAATATAAGTTGTGATCCGACAATAAGGGTTAGAATACTTAATGCTTTAGACAACAAATTCAAAGAGGTGTTCGGTCGATAGAAGAAAAACTGAGCATCCGAGGTGCAAACCTAGCTTCAGACCGGCAACCGCAAATCTTGAAAGTGGTAGACCTTGACATTTGCAATGGTCCGGTAGGCAGGAGCACGGTAGGGTGAGTATTAATAATCAATGTTTAATTAATCAACTCCGCTGTTAAAGGACAGTGTCCGGTGAGAGACCGGTTATTTTGTTTCTATTTATTATTTCAAACAACATCCCGGTGTGCTTTGGTCGGCTATCCGGGAGCAATTACCGCCGGGAGGCAGCAAGTTTTGTTATTTTCTTTGACAGCCGGGAAAGACCGGCAACCGGGCGTATAGCTTAATGGTAGAGCGTCCCTTACTGGGGAAGAAAGGGGTTCGATTCCCTGGCGTCCACGAACAAAATATAAAAGTTATGGTACATTATTTTGAAGAAGTAAAAGAGGATTTTTTAAAAAATCTCGATGTAAAAGATAACACCAAAAAGTTGTATTCCAATAACCTTGATTTTTTTAAAAGATGGGTTGTTATGGAAGGCAGGAATATCAAGTATTTAGACAGAGCGGATATTCTTGCCTATAAAAACTATCTTATTAATAAAGGATTGTCTGCCAATACTGTAGACTCCTATCTTAAAGCCGTGAGACAATTTTATCGTTATGCCGAAATAGCTGGCGAGCACGAAAATATAGCTGCTGGAATAAGGCTTAAGAATAAGTCAAATTCGCACATGAAATTGCACCTTGAAAAAGAAGAGGTGATGAGATTGTTATCTGTTATACCACGTGATAGTTTAGTAGGCAAAAGGGATTATGCCATGATAAACCTTATGCTTCGTTCCGGATTTCGTTGTGTGGAAGTATCGAGATTGCGAATTAATCATATCAATAAATCAGACTCCGGATATATTGTCGAGGTTTTCCGGAAAGGGGAAGAAGTGGGCGGGCAATTGGTTGGTCTTACGCACAAAGCGATAGATCCTATTATAGATGATTACTTGCCTTTTCGTGGGGTAGCTTGCGATGATGAGTTTGTGTTTTTAACACATAGTACGACGGGCGAAAGGCAAATGACTCCTGACAGGATAGGTAGGATTGTTAAGTCTTACATGGTTAAATCCGGTATATATTCAAGGCAAAAGACATCCCATTCGCTTCGACATACGGCGGCAGTGATGGCACTACTCAATGGTGCCGATATCAAAGCGGTCCAACAAATGCTTGGGCATCGTAGGATCGAAACGACAGAAATCTATTTAGAAAGCATTAACGGAAAGTTAAGGCTGGATAATCCAGCAGCACGTACGCTAGATGAAGCTTTCTAAAATCAAAAGAAAAATGGGTTTAAATGGAAATTATATCATGTATAATTATCTCGATGGATTGACAACCCTATAAGTTGTTGTCTCAGAGGCTTTATAATGTACGCGCACGAGAAAATGACGGTGTAAATTGAGAAAAAATGACGAAATAGTATCAGGGGAGGGGGGTATCAAATCTCTAAGGGGACATGTCTCCAAGACCACAACACACCTCGCTCCGCGTGCGTGCAAAATTGGACTTTTTATTGTAAACTAAAAATATGTAAAAAATGGGAAAGGGCAGACCTAAAATTTTGGATGAAGTTAAAAAACTTCGTGGAACGGACCAGCCGTGCAGGATGTCGGGTAACAGTGATTCGGCAGAAAAGCTGACATCCATCGAGCAGATCACTTCGACTGCAAAATTAAAGGTTTTGAAGACAAAGCGATCGAAGGATATTTTTAAGACGAAAGCCAACCAGTTGATTGCGCTGGGCGTTCTGACGGAACTTGACCTTGAGCATTTGGCCTTATATGCATTTAGCTTGGATTTTGTTTTTACCTGCATGACAAATATCATGGACAACGTGGATACAGGTGAGCGAATGTTGGATGGGGTTTCGGGCAAAGAGGTATCTATGATGTTTAAAGCATTTGACTATGTGAATAGGCTGGGGGCGGAATTTGGTTTTACGCCTATGAGTAGGCAGAAAATCAACCAATCACCTAAAGAAGAAGAGGACGAATTGGCTCAATTTTTAAATGGAATAAGATGAAAAGGAAAAAGGAAGAAATATACAAGGATAAGGCGTTGTCATACATCGACAATGTGATGTCAGGAAAGCGGAAAGCCGGGGAATTAGAACGGTTGGCGGTCGAAAGACATGTACGTGATTTAAAGCAAGCTGCTGAAATGGGGTTGTATTTTGATGAGAAAGCAGCCAAGAAAGTACTTGGTTTTTGCCAGTTCCTTCGGCATTACAAGGGAGAATGGGCAGGACAGGAATTTGTGCCGGAAGATTGGCAATGCTTTATCTTATGGGTTGTGTTCGGATGGAAGACAAAGAACGGTGTCCGACGGTTTAAATATGCGGATGTAGAAGTAGCCCGAAAGAATGGAAAGACGTTCCTAGCGGCTGCTATCGCACTCTATATGTTGATACTTGACGGTGAACAGGGAGCGGAGGTTTATAGTGCGGCCGTTGATAAGGACCAGGCTGCAATCTGTTGGCAAGCAGCCGGTATGATGGTGGAGCAATCACCCATGTTAAGCAAGTATGTAAAGAAGTGGACTACTTCCATCGTTATGGAATCGACGGCATCATCTTACAAACCGCTCTCTAAAGAGACAAAAAACAAGGACGGTCTATCGCCACATTGTGGTATATGTGATGAGATGCATGCTTGGCCGAATGATGATATTTACAATCTGCTTCGTTCCGGTATGGGGGCCAGGCGGCAGCCTCTTATATTTTCAATCACTACGGCTGGGTTTGATATGTCATCGCCTTACTATTCTATGCGTAGGCATTATATAGATGTCTTGCGTGGGGATGTAAAGGAGGAAAGTACGTTTGTGCTGATTTATTCGCTTGACAAAGAAGATGACTGGAAGGATCCTGCGGTGTGGACAAAGGCTTGTCCTAATCTTGGTGTGTCTGTTTATGAAGATTTTATGCAAATGGAATTTGAGCAGGCGTTGAATAAAGGCGGTACTACAGAGGTAAACTTTAAAACCAAGAACTTGAATCTCTGGGTGGATGCTCCGGATGTTTGGATCCAGGATGAAAAGGTAGCGGCTTGCGCTTATGGAACTACAGAAGATGATCTGATCGGCCAGGAATGTTATGCCGGTCTTGACCTGGCGGCCCATGTGGATATTAATGCGCTTGCACTTTATTTTCCGAAGCTCCGGCACCCGGCATTCAGGATGTATTTTTGGATTCCTGAGGGTAAAATTTTGCAAAAGGAAGATAGGGTAGATTATAGGCAATGGCAAAAGGAAGGTTGGATAAATGTGACCCCCGGTGATGTAATAGATATCGATGTCATGGTAAGCGAGATGTCGGCTATTTTGAAAAAGTATGATGTCCGGAACCTCGCTTTCGACCCTGCCAAGGCATACCATGGAGTGATACAGGGATTGCAAAAGGAAGGTTTCGACGGTATACTTGACCAGTTTAGCCAGGGGATCCAGAACATGAGCGAGCCTACCAAGCAGTTGGAAGCAGACGTTACTTCCGCTTCTGTTGATTTGATGGGCAATCCGGTTATTCGCTGGATGTTTCGAAATGTGGTGATATATCGGGATGCAAATGATAATATCAAAATGGACAAGAGGAAGAGCATTGAAAAGATTGACGGTGTTGTCGCAATGGCGAATGCCATTGGTGGCTATATGTCACAGGATGGGGATGATATGTATCAGTATAATGGAGTGAGTTTTGTTAATTTTTAAAACAATATAATTATCAACGATTTAATTGCTAAATAAAATGGAAGTATTAGTTAAGATTACAGAGAAAAACGGTAAGAGTGTAGTTAGTGCAAGAGATTTACATTCTTTTTTAGAAAGTAAACAAGACTTTTCTACATGGATAAAAAATCGTATAGATAAGTACGATTTAGTTGAAAATGTGGATTTTGTTACAGCTCCACAAATTTATGGAACTGCAAACGGAGGATATTCTACGAGAATGGAATATGCCCTGACTATTGATGCTGCTAAGGAATTATCAATGGTTGAAGGTAATGATAAAGGGAAGCAAGCACGTAGGTATTTTATTGAATGTGAAAAGAAATTGAGAGAAAAAACACAATCGGCTTTTGTTATACCTGGATCGTTTAGCCAGGCATTGATGTTGGCGGCAAAACAACAGGAGCAGATAGAAGAACAGCTGAAGCAGATATCGATTATGAGTACGGAGATAGTCGAAATGAAGAAAAAGACGGATTATCTGGAGATTATATTGAATAGCAAGGAAACGGTTACCATTACACAGATTGCACAGGATTACGGAATGACTGCTAAGTCTTTTAACCGGTTATTGGAAGAGTTGAAGATACAGAGAAAAGTAAACGGGCAATGGATCCTGTATTCGCCGTACATAACTCAAGGGTATGTGCATAGCAAATCGGTCCCCATTATGCACAAGGATGGGAGCAGAGATTCGGTTTTAAATACTGAATGGAGGCAGAAAGGCCGAATTTTTCTGTATGAGAAGTTGAAAAAGGCCGGGGTGTTACCGCTTATTGAAAGGAATTGATGAAAAAGATAAATAACATCTTAATCCGGTCCCTATCAGATAGGGACCGGGATGCTTTGTTGTATCTGATGAATGAGGTAAAGCTACGTCAAGCTTCAAAAGCCGTCATGCAGGCGGTACATGCGTTTCAGCGTAATACGCAGGTGATCCGCAAACAAGCGGAAAGAATACGCGATTTGGAATGCCAGAACCATATATTGAGAAGTAATTCTGAGCAGATTATTAAGTCTATAGGTAAAATAGAAGATGTGTTGTCAAAATAACGGAAATGTTAGATAAAAGGAATGCCCGAACATCACTGTTGGGGCATTCTGAAAAAAAATCACAAAACACATGAAAAACATGTGTTCAACAAATATATAAGTTTATTTCGTGATTTGAGCTATATAAGATCATTTTTTCAACATTTTATTTCTCATTTCCTCTATACCTTCTACTGTATTAGGATATACCGTCCACCCCCTTCTTAATAAAGAAAGAAGAGAATCGCATTTTTCATTAACAATAGCGTTATTTACTTCTTTGTAAGTTGATTTTAGTGATCTGTATTCGTTATAAGAGATTCTTCTTACATCACTGAGGCAGACTTCATCATCACCACCAAAACCGACGATAGTACCTTCATAGTAGTATTTTTTACGGCCATAAGCACCGGAAACGGCAAATGAGCCAACTTCTTCCATATAACCTACCTGAGCCATTGAAACCCCACACTCATACTGTCTTGTTTGAGTATTAAATGATCGCCCGCATTCAGGAGCTTCACCGTATCTGTATCCTACTATTTTACTACCTATGATGTCCATGTCTTGTTTGTTTTTTGATTACACTACAAAGATACGACTTTTTTATTTGAATGCAAATTTGCATTCAAATATTTTTCGGGAAAAGTAGATATTTAACATTTTGATGGTAATTCAATGCCTCAAATCCCGCCTAAATTACCATCAGACCAAATCAACTATTTTTCCGAGCGCATTCGCTATATTTTCAAGCAAATCGAGTCGGGGCGAAAATTTCCCCGCTTCGATCCGGTACACGGTACTTTGGGCTATGCCACAACGCGCCGCGAGATCGCGTTGTGATAAGCCCGCTTGTTTTCTTAAATCTTCAATCCTTCGACCGATGCGTATTCGGTCGCTTAACTCGTAATTATCTTCCATTTTGTTCAATATTTTCTATTTATTAGTTGTTCTACGGCTTTTACATAAGGAGCTGCCTTTTGTCTCTCCATATAAGCCACATATTGTTTGGCAATATGTGCTTCCAGCCTATCGGCTTCTCGATCGGCCTCAGGAGATATTTTTCTCAATTCAGGTATATTGTATGTTGTCCCGTCAACGACATACGCAAAACCGTTTAACGTGGCTGTCCATCCGTTTACCTCAAATTCAAAATCACTGATTTTGCCCGTGTGGACAAGTTCTATTGCCTCTTCTAATGTCGGGACTGTTTCTTCTTCCTGCTTTTCAGGTTCGTTTTCAGCAAATTCGAAAACTACGGCCGAATTAAACTTTGATTGTCTTCTACCCGAATAGCAAGCACTTGTGAAGTTGGAATAAAACTCGTCAAACTCAGCCTGAGAAGCGAAGTCCTTAGACCATGTTTTCGTAGAAGGGTCGTAAACGAATCCTTGGTTTTTCAGGCTTTCTTTTGCATTGAATGTGTTTTTAACTGCAATTGCTTTCATTTCCTTACGCCGCTTATAGGTTGCCGCCCTGTTCTAATTGTTTGTTTTTTGATTACACTACAAAGATACGACTTTTTTCTTTGACTGCAAATTTGCAGTCAAATATTTTTCGGGAAAAGTAGATATTTAACATTGTTTGTATATTTAGCACAGGATATCTGCACTATACAATTGTGTTATCAAAAATAGACGTATCTTTGCGGTGATTGTGAAAATGATAACAGTATGAAGAGGATTTTATTTGTTTTTATGCTATTTTTATTGATGGCAGGATGTTCATCTCCTTATCGGGTAGTGACTAATAGTGTTGATTTTTCGATGTATACGGATAATGGTTTCTTTATTTCTGAATCAGATGCAGTTCCGTTTGAATATAATGGCGTTTCGCTGTTGTTTACGAAGATCGTACCTGGGTATGAAAATGGATATTACAAGGCTGCAAATTATCAGGATGCAACTACTGAAATCGTTAGGAATGCCATGCTTTTAAAGGCGGATGGTATTGTGAATCTAAAGTATTCGATTGTTCCCATAAATAAGTATGAGTATGAATTACATGTTTCGGGGATGGCGATTAAAAGGAAAAGATAATTTCAAATTATTATGTATATACTGATATTTGTAGCAATTATTGTTGTTGTTTGGATTGCAATTAAGGTCATTACTATTTTTGATCTCATTTTTGGGGGACAATCATCTGGGGATCGATCAAGAAGTGATTATCAAAGCCGATATGATGATTATGATGTGACTTATGGTGATGAAGATTATCTTGCCGGTTATTATAGTGGATTTGTAGATCAAGGATATGACTGTTTTGAAATCAAGGGAACATCATTTCGTGGATTAAGCAAGAGCGATGTAGGCACTTTTGATGGGAAAGCCATTGCTGAGACAAATAATATATACGATAATTATGCAATTGCTATATATGGTAATTATGGAAAACTTTTAGGGTATATTCCAAAAGGTCAAAAAGATATACATCAATATATATTGAGCAAAGGTGGTGAAGCAAGAGCTGTAGGTTATATCAATGGAAATAAGAAATTTTTTTGGGGAAAGGCATATGTTGAATTTGATTATAATGCATGGGCTGAATTGCTCCCTGAAGAGGAAAGGGTTTATGCACGAGCTAACCTAAGAGAGCATTATATGATTGTTTCTGATATCGATGCAAAGAAAGGGATATTCTATGGAACAGCAAAACCTATGGTGGGATTAAATGAGCCTTTCCCGATAGGTATATACAATGAGGAAGGTGTAAAAATTGGTGTTGTTATTGGTGAAATGCGTGTTTATTTTACTATTAAGTTAAAAGAAAATGGTGAGGTTCCTGTATGGGGTAGAATTGGGCGATCTGAAAGTTTTGTTTACATACCTGTACTTTGCGGTCCTAAAAAAATTGCGAATGCAAAAGCAAAATTTGAGGAACAATTCAAAAAATAATTTGCTTTTCTAAAATCTTTGTGCCACCTTTGTAGTGCGAAATACACATATAGGCACTGCAAGCGAGCAGGCAAAGGGAGAGTAGAAGGCATTGGCAGTTCTATCATAATCCATTCATATATCCCTGATATATGTGTGTTTCGCGACCTTAGGATTATATAGAGCTGCTTTTTTTATTTATTCATCAAATGCGAAACACGGATGAAACAAACAATCTCAGCTGCTGGTACGCCTGTACCTGCATCCGTAAAGCTCGGAACAATCTTTTCATGGGCAATGCTTTTTGCCTTAGTCATAAATCTTAAGAAGCGTCTGCCGGAACCTTGGCAAGATGTAATCCCTGTTGAAAAAGTAGAAGATGTAAAGATGTGCATCCTACTTATCCTATGTTTTTTCTTTGTATTTGTACTTGCCGGAGCATATGATGTAATGAATGGAGGGGAAACATTATGAGTAAGTTGATGAAAAACAGTATTTCTTCGGATGTGAAGTTGTACTTTGAAGAAATCATGAATTTACAGGCTTCCGGCAATGATTTTCCGGTAAATTTAGACGATGTTTGGCCTTTGGTATATAGTAGAAAAGATAAAGCTGTAAGAGCTTTGGAGGATAGCGATTTATTTATACAAAATACTGATTATCAATTTTTCCCCCAAAATGGGGAAAAATCGGGAAGAGGTCGAAATGCTGATGAATACTACCTATCTATCCCCTGCCTTGAATATTTCATTGCCCGAAAGAAGCGCGAAGTCTTCGAAGTATATCGTCAAGTCTTTCACCGTGCCATGAACCCACAATCAATGTCAAAGGCAGATGCGATAGTCGATACAGTCCAGCACATTATGTCACTACCGTTGGACAATGAGGCGAAAACGGAACTGATCCAGCGAATCAACAACGACGGGAGCCGGGCTTTACCGGAAGGTAAAGGCTTAACACTTCCTCCGGCTGCCGGTGATGGAATGATAAGTGCAACCAGGTTGCTTCGCAAGCATGGTGTTACCATAAATGTAGAGTATTTTAACGATGTGCTTTGCAGTATAGGGTATATGGAAAGAGTGAATGCCGGATGGCGGAGCTATTGCGTGTTGATAGATGAAGGTCTGAAGTATGGCCGGAACAAGCCGAATCCCTACTATCGTGGCCGCACGATGCCGGTATATAGGGAAGATACATTTGAGGAGTTACTTAATGTTGTTTTTAGTTGCATTGATTTTGAATAGGAGGAAATGTTATGGTAGAATATGATTATGAAGTTTTCAACAAGATGATAAACACCCGGTATAAAGTTGATGAAATATGTGATTCACTTGAAGAGTTGACATACAACTATGTCCGGTCTTTAGATGTGGATTATGTGGATCAGTTTAAAGACGATATAACGTTTATTGAGTTTTTATTGAAAGCGTTTAAGAGCTTGAAGAAGCAGACAGACGGAAATAACAAATAAAAAAAGTTAATTTGTTTTTCCAAAATTGCAAATGATTTTGATTATTTTATAGCCTCTTTTCGTAAGAGGCTATTTTTTTGTAAACTTATGATTTTTATGTGTTTTGTTTAAATTATTTTTTCATTTTCAGATTTCATTTGTAATCTTACTTTTGGATTGCAAATAAAGACTTAATTTGCTTATTTACAGATTGTTAATCTTTGTGTGCTGTGTTGCATATATCAAATAAGTATCTGTATTTTGTGAAAAAATGCGGAGAATGGAAAGCTTATTGGGTATATTTAAACGCAAGGTTTCCTCTTTTAAAACAAGAAGTTCGAGAGGATCTTTTGACAGCATGGGAAACGGATTATCTTCTATTTCTTCATTCCGTTCTGCCTTATCATCTGTAAACACAGAACAAGCAATGCGTTTCACTGCCGTATATGCGGCAATCCGTCTTCGTTCTGAGACGGTAGCTTCCCTACCTAAAACCGTTTTTTCTATCGACGAAACCGGGCGGCATGATGCCCGTAAGCACAATATATACAAGCTGATAAAATACAAACCCAACGGCTGGATGAATGTGTTTACTTTTTGGGAATACACTAATTCATGTTTGGAAGGTTGGGGGAATGCTTTTGTTATTATCCGTCGGGATATGAAAGGTGATCCGGTGGAATTGATACCGGTCCATCCCCGGTTAGTGAGTGTTGTGTTTAGAAATGCACGTAAATGGTATATTGTGGCCGGTAGCCTTTTTTTCGACGGGACCTATCCGGATGAAGACATGTTGCATTTTTTCGGGATGTCAGAAGATGGAATTACAGGCGTAAATCCCATTGTTTACAACGCTGCGGCTATTAGCAGTGGCATTTCCGCTCAGTCTTTCGGAAATGAATTTTTTGAACAGGGAGGAAATGTGAAGGCTGTTCTTGAAACAGATAAAGTGATGGGGGCTGATGTTGCAGCCGATTTTGCTAAGAAATTTAATCAGACAAAAAATTTCGGCACGCCTATTCTTGACCAAGGTGTAAAGTATAAACAGGTTGGTATCGCTCCGGAGGCTGCTCAGATGCTGCAAACACGCACATTCGCTTTGCAGGATATCGCCAGGATATTTAATCTGCCTCCTCATATGTTGGCTGATTTATCAAGAGCGACATTTTCAAATATAGAACATCAAGATATCCAATACGCTAAGTATTCTATTCGCCCATCCGTTAAGCGGTATGAGCAAGAAATGGACAGAAAGCTGTTTTTTGAGGATGAATTAGGCAGGTACGAAACCAAGTTTAATTTGAACGGGTTGATGCGTGGAGATATGACAAGCCGGTCAAATTTTTATCACAATGCGGTTTTGGATGGCTGGTTATCCCGTAACGAGGTGCGCGAAATGGAAAATATGAACCGGATGGATGGACTTGATGATATGTTGTATCCAGGCAACGAAAATATTGTAGGAAAAGAAGTATTACCAAAGGAAAAAGTAAGCAAATGAATAGAAAAGAGGCCGAAAAAACAAGAACCGTGCAGTTCGTCTTTTCAGATGAAACCCGCGACACATATGGAACAGTCCTGTCGGCAGACAAATGGGATTTGAAACGTTTTAACCGGATAGGAGTTGCATTTTACAATCATAACGGTCTAAGTAGTGATCCTGATCAAACGATCGGCACTGCTCGTGCTTGGATAGAAGGTAAAAAACTGATGGGGGAAATTCGTTTTGAAGCGGAAGATCTGAATCCATTGGCGGATAAAGTTTTCAGAAAAGTACTTGCCGGTACGCTTCGCGGCGTATCTGTGGGTTTCCTCCCATTGGAGCGTGGTCAATTCGGTAAAGGAGATGAAGCTTTAGGTGGCAAAAATGAAACCTATTATTACGGTCGTTGTGAATTACTTGAGATATCTGTTACTCCTCTTCCGTCGAATAAAAATGCCTTGGCGAGATCAGTAGGTACAGATCCTATAGGGGAGACAATAGAAAGGATGTCAGCAGATGGATATATCTGTACGATCGAAGACCAGGAACCGGATATCAATGCTAATAATGACCAAAAAGAACGTGATGCAGACGAAGACCGAGCATTGGCTCTTGATCTTATGTGCCGTACTGCAATAACTATGTCAAATTGTTAAACATCAATATATAAGCGATATGAGAAAGAAACATGAAGTAACGAGGGAATTGGAGCAGGAAAGAACCCGAATGAACGAGCTTTTGTCAGATAAAGACAAGAGAGATGAATTTCGTTCGTCAGCCGATAGGGTTTCCGAATTGGTAGAAGAATTAAACGCTATCAACTTGAATGAGGCAGCTGAACGGGCTGCTGCTACGGCACAGGCTGACCAACAGAATATCCGTGATGTGGCCAAGAATTTCAGTTTTGCAAAATTTATCCGTGAAGCCTCCGGAGAAAATGGATCACAACTGACCGGAGTTGAAGCGGAAATGGCTCAGGAGGCAGAAAAGGAGGCAAAAAGATGTGGATATAAATTGACCGGTGTAGGTATTCCGTCCGCACTTTTAAACAGCCGAATGCATGTTGAAGGACGTGCCTTTGACGGTCAGAACGTAACGACACCGGCTGACGGTGGATATACGGTTACATCTCAGATGATGTATCAGGAGGCTTTGAGAAACAGATTGATCTTGACACAAGCAGGAGCTACCTATATGGGAGGACTGGTTAATAATATCGATTTGATTCAAGGCGAAGCTATCACTATGGGATGGCTGGATGAAAACGCAGAAGGATCGGATACAAAGAAGCAATTCAGCAAAGTATCTGTTAATCCGATGCGCTGCTTTGTCAATGTGCCTATTTCCAAACAATTAACTATTCAATCGAACTTGGATATTGACCGGGTGATTATCAACGACATTATGGCTTCTCATGCCGAATTACTCGAAACAGCTGCCATTAATGGCACCGGATCAAAACAGCCGACTGGCGTTTTGAATACGGACGGTATCGGTTCGGTGGCTATCGGTGATAATGGTGGTCCGATCACTTTTAAAAAGATTGTGGATCTGGAAACAGCTATCACGATTAAGAATGCTGACGTGTCGTCAATGGCATATGTGACGAATGCGAAGGTAAGAGGCGAAGCAAAGACAACTCTAAAATCGGCAAACGTGGCTGGATATATCTGGGAAGGTGGAGAAATGAACGGATACCGGGCATTGGCCTCTAATCTAATCCCGTCAGATCTGACTAAAGGCACGGCTACAAAGAAGTGCTCTGCGCTTATTTTCGGTGATTGGTCTAATCTCTGGATTATGGGTTGGGGAGGCTTGGATTTGATTGTCGATCCGTATACAATGAAAAAGTTCGGTGCATACGAAGTCACCCTGAATGCTTATCATAACATCTTTACCAAGCGCAAAGAAGCTTTCGCAGCAATCAAAGATATTACAATCGCTTAAGTTATGTGGGTAGTATTTAGAAAAGCAAAAGCGGGGCTTGCCTATTTTAAAGGAGACAAAGCCAATTTATCGGATGAGATGGCCAATCAACTCATAGAGGATGGCTTTGTTCTCCCCGCTGATGCGGATCAGATCAAAAGTGATTTACCGCTTGATCTTCCGGGTCGGGCGGCCTTGATAAAAGAAGGCTTATTTACAAAGAGTCAGGTGTTGGATGCAAAAGAATCATTGACGGATGTTCCGGGTATCGGGAGCGTTACGGCAAGGCAAATAATCGATACTCTAACGAAAGGAGAATAGTATGACATTAGAAGAATGCCCGGTATCATTGGACGAATTGAAGAAGCATCTCAGAATGCCGGTAGACGGCACTTTGGATGAAGAACTTACGACGGTTCTTTTAGCTTCTGCCGAATATATCGAGGGCTTTTGCGGAAGGAAGTTTTCAACGTTTGAAGGCGGATTTCCGAATACGCTGAAAGCCGCCATTCTTCTTAAGGCTTCATCGCTATTTGAGAATCCGGCCGATGCTCTTGATGAACGTACAACTGCCTCGCAGAGGCTCGCAAATCCAAGAATATGGAGGCAAGAAACTACAGTATAGGAAATTTCGTTGAAAAGGTCGTGTTTTTGAAACCCGTTCGTAATGTTTCAGAAACAGGAGCGTCCGAAACAGCGTTTGTTGAGCAAGAATATCGATTATGTGAGATACAGGACCGAGTAGTAAATGCTGAGACGGTGAGTGATGCAGATGCAGAGGTCCAATCTTATTCTGTTGTTACCTGGAAAGTGAACGGACTTACGACCGAATGGCGGGCAGAATATGGTGGAGATCGGTATTTTATCGATCGGATTTTAAACGAAAATAGAGGAATCTCAAGGTATGAATTAAGACGTGAGGACTTATGCAACGAGTAAATAAGGAAATATATAAGGTATTGGAATCGATCCTTCCTAATAAGACCGGGATTTATCCTGCTTTTGGCAGTGAGGATGCGAAATTTCCTTTTGTTGTTTATAACTGTGATTCGCTTGTTCCGGATCGAAGCAAGGATGGGATAGAAGGATTCAAAATGCAATATTCGATTGATATCTATTCTGATAAGTTCGACACTTCTGATCTTCTTGAAGATTTGATTATTGAAGGACTTGAAGGTTACACAGGCCAGACAATATCAGATATTTTATTGGTAGATGGCTCTTCGTCTTTTAATGGTTCTTTCAGGCATACATTAAACTTTGAAATTAGTATTGATGTAGATTAATACATAAGTGATTTTATTGATCATGGAGAGAGCAGGAGTAGATATCAATATTAATAAATTTCTTGATTTGACAGCAAGGCTTACAGGCAAGGAAATGGATGTTGCTAAAAAGGCTGCCGTAAGGCAAGGCGCCAATTATTTGAGGCGTGTGACGAATAAGGCCTATGCTACATGGACGCGCCTTCCTATGAGGAAACATGGTGTATCTGGTGTTAAAAAGCCAGGCGAAGCTGTAATGAAAGAAGATAAAGAAAATCCCGGTGTGTTTAAAGTCCATATCATGGGTGATTACATGATGAAGTGGTTTGAACTTGGAACAAAAGAGAGAAAAACCAAAAGCCGTAAAATTGTAGGTAGTTATAGAAAAGGGATGCGTAAATTTCTTACAAGGGCAGGAAAAGGACGAAATACGGGAAAGATAGATGCTCTATATCTATTTCAAAAGGCACAAAGGTATTCTCAGAAAAAAGTGTTTGATGAAATGGAAAAAAGATTAATAAGATCGCTGAAAAGAATTAATAAAAGTAAATAATATAAGGAGGAAAAAAGATGAGCGTAGTAAAAGGTAGAGATTTAATGCTTTTCAAAGCATCAGGAGAAGCACCAGAATATACATGGAAAGCGTTTGGCGCAGCACTTACACATACGCTGAATGTGAATACTGAGGAATTGGATATTTCGAATAAAGATACTGGTGAATGGGGGGATAGTGAAGCAGGACAAATCACATGGGATTTACAATGCAACTCCATGATGGTAGAGTCGGATTACGATGAATTGCTAAAGAGCCAACTGGCAAAAGAGGTATTTCATATTGCATTTGCTCAAAAGCTAAATCCCGGAGATACAGGTAAAGCGCCAGAAGGCGGTTGGCCGATTGGAAAAGGAGGTTGGGAGGGTGATTGCATGATCACATCTATTACAGCTACTGCCTCTCATAATGATAAAGCAACATACGATGTCACCTTTAAAGGAAAAGGACCGCTTAAGGAAAGAAGTAAGGAATGAATACCAACGAAATAAAAATAGACGGAAAGATTTATAAACTGGGATGTAATTTACATACCCGTTTATTATACGAAAGAATGGCAGGTAAGATCCTTGGTGATAATATGCTTACGCTTGAACATATCATCTTTTTTTATGCCGTATTGGTATCGTTCAATAAGTCTGTTTTTGATATTGAATTTGACAAATTCGTTGATCTATTGTCCGAAGATGAGAAAAAAATAGAAGAGTTTGCGGCATGGGAAATTGCTTATTTCAAAAGCCTATCCTTATTATCCGAATCACCAGATGAGAATGATAAAAAAAAAGGATAAGTGCTTCGGAGATTTATAAGTTGCTTGTAATGGAGGGTGGTTTACCTCCTGACTATGTGTTATATCAGATGCAGCCTTTCGAGATTGAAATAGCTATCTCCGGGTTACACCTGAAGCACAAGGAGCTATGGGAAACTACCCGATTGTTAATGTATGCGATTGTGCAGGTTAACAGTAAACAGAAATTGGACCCCAAAGATGTATTATCCTTACCCTGGGATGATGAAGCTAATGAACAATTTAGCGATCGTGATCCATATAAGGAAATGCAAGAAGAAATGTGTAAAATGCTAAAATCGATGAATGATGGCCGGTGATTTAGTTGTAAGACTTTGGCTTAATAGTCAAGGATTTGATAGAAATATAGAGAAAAGTACTAAGCAGGCCCGTAAGTTTAAAGATGGCTTTTCGGGAAGTGCAGAACAGGTATCTGAATTTAGCGGAAAGTTAAATTTGTCTATCGGTGTCTTAGCTAAGTTTGCTGGTGGTCTTGGGGCCGCAGCGGGTGCTTTTGGGGTAATCAATGAAGGTTTACAGAGTAATGCTGTGTATCAAGACAAATTCAATGAGTTAATGAGTACCGGCAAGGGAGTTGTATCTCAGTTTTTCTCATCATTATATTCGGGGGATTGGACCGTATTTAATGACGGGATAATGGAGGCAATTGAAAATGCGAGAACATTTGCGGAAGAATATAGAAAAGTGCGAAAAAGTCTTGTTGTTAATAAAATAGGATTTGAACAAAAAGATGCATTAAAGAATCAGTTGGAATCCATAATAGAAGATGATTCAAAAACTTCTGAAGAAAGGAAGAAAGCACAGAGGCAATTAGATAAATTGCTAATTATGGGTATTGCTGATATAAGAGAAATGTCAGATAATGCCAACAAGGCATTGGAGTCTATGATAAAACAAGTCACTGGTACTGGTAAATTTGTCAATTCAGAAAATGCCCAAAGCATCGTACTAAGAGTATATGATGAGAATAGCGATCTTCGAAAAACACTTGAAGGTTATAGGGCAATAAGGGATATGGCTAGAGAGTCGGCATCAAACTCATTTGCCAAATTCGATATATCAAATTATCGTCGACAAATTGAAGCCAGAAAACAGCTTGATTTAATGCCGGAAGATCAAAGAAATAAATATGATGAACTTTTGAGATTGGCCGATAATCTCAATGAAGAGATGTTTAATTCTTTTAAGGATTTGTTCGACGAACTGAATGATCTTAATGATAAGGCGGGAACTTGGGAAAAAGATAGAGCTGGCGCGCGGGATGAAATATTGGGGATAAAGGTTGGCAGTACATCTTCCAAATCTGAAAGATATTCTCCAGAAATAGGTTCTTTGGCTATGGCGGAAAAACTCCTTGCCACATGGCGGGATAAGTTTAATAAAGCTACAACGGAAGAGGCTCGTTCTGTGGCAAACAGGATGGTACAAGAGTTGAATGGTCGAATTGTTACAATGAAAGTCCAATATGATGTTGAATATAAATATGGAAAAAGAGAAGATGTACAATCGATAGAACCCGGTAAAAATCCAGGCCTTAATATACCTATTGGGGCTCCTGATTTTACAACATTGAATCAACAGCTTCAACAGTATAAAAAGAATATTGCTTCTGATGGTGTACAACTGGTTGATAACAATCAAGTTGATACATTAAACTCAATGGCTAATTTGTTGGGATCGATTAATACATTGACAGGAGATGGAGCTGCCGGTTGGTTATCTTGGTCTTCAAGTATAATGCAGGCAATTGCTCAAGTAATCCCCTCTTTGAATAATTTGACTACAGCACAAACGAAAACGGCAGCTTCTGGAGCTGCTGCCAGTGTCGCTTCTATCCCTGTTGTTGGATGGATCATGGCAGGTACAGCGGTCGCAAGTGTATTGGCAGCAATTATGTCTGCTCCTAAATTTGCGACAGGTGGTATTGTGCCAGGTATAAGCTATGCGGGTGACAAGGTCCCTGTAATGGCAAATTCAGGGGAAATGATATTGAACAGGGCACAGCAAGGAAGATTGTTCGATATGCTTAACAATGGAGGTGGCAGGTCATCAGATGTGCGTGTTACCGGAGAGTTAGTTGCAAGAGGATCAAATTTGGTGGCAGTGATCAGAAATAGTGAAAAACTTAACTCGAAAATGCGATGAATATAGCTTATTACTACGAATTTAGAGGACTAGACAATGTTTTGAACAGGGTTGAGATATTGACGAACAACAGTGTTACGGCTAAAGAGGTCACAGGTACCGGAACACCTTTTGTCCTAACGTATTCTGATGCTAAGAAATTAGATCCCGTGCAGGGGGCAGGCGCAACAATAGGACTCGTGAGCCACGAAGTCTTTGAGTTTGTATCGCTGCATACGGATGACATGCAAGGCTATATGATAAAGATGTACCGTGCCGGAAAACTGTATTGGGTAGGTTGGCTCGATCCGGAATTATATGAAGAACAGTTGTCGGACTATCCACCGTACCCGGTCGAATTTACCGCTGCTGACTTTAACGTGTTGGAACGGCTTAAATACAAGGATGAAAACGATGCCAACTACACAGATATAGTCAGCATGAAGGAACATCTTAAAAGGTGTCTTTCTGCTTTAGCTCTTCCGTTTGAAAAAATATATATTGGATGCAGCACAACAGCGGAAGGAATCACGCTGTCCGATAGCGAAACGGTATTAGACAAGTTATATGTAATGTCTGCCAACTTTTATGATGAAGAAAATGAACCGATGTCATGCCGGGAAGTAATAGAATGCATATTGCGGCCATTTGGTCTTATGATGGTGCAAAGGGATAGTAATATCTATATTTACGATTACAACACGATTGAGGATGGCTTGCCCATGAAATGTTACAATTATGCTAATTGGATGTATGAAGGACTGCAAACTCCCGAATATAATCGTGAGGATTTGTCGGATATCGGCTTTATGTCCACAGAGGGTAGCTATGGATTTGAGGAGATGAAAAACAATGTGACTATTACGAGTTCCATATATGCGGAGCAATCTTTAATAGATGAAACCGTTCAAGAAACTGGGCTTGAGGGGAAAGTTGCCAGTCTTGACAAGGATAGCTATACAGAGGAGCATTATTCGAAATGTGCCGGATGGAATTATAACGATTTTATCCTGTTGAAAAGTAAAAAAAAGGAAAGTGCCATATTGGGAGCCAATCTTGCTTATACGGGAAAAGAAAATATAAGCAATAACGTATGGTTTCAAAATAATAGTGGTTTGATTATTCCTTCGACTAAGTTTTTTTTAAGACTTAAATGCAGGGCTTATATCAATACTAAAAATGATCCGTTTGACAATGATGAGAAGGTTGACACCCCGGAAGAGTCCATGAGAATGCAATTGTTTTATAAACTGATACTCATAAGAGATGGTAAAAACATAATGTGCTATAACGGCAAAAACTGGGAATATGTACCTGAAAGCGGAGCTATTAAATACGGAGAAATGATTTTCCTGAATAATGGCAATTGGAGAGATAGCCGGGTTTTAAATCAATGGCTTACAAATTCAGAAGTTTATTGGACTGGATTAGCGCAGCCAGTGACAATAATAGATAAGGAAAAGGATTTTCAGTCCGGTGTTAAAATACCAATACCTCCCGAAAGCGGAATATTAAAACTTGTTATAAGTTACGCTATTATTGATGCAAACAGCAGAATACCATCGGTCCTAAAGGAAGTAAAAAATCTAATTATAGATAATGTAGTTTTAGAGCTTGAAGATCTAGACGGTAACAGCGTATCTACCGATGATTACGAGTTTAAAAGCTACGTGAATAAGAAAGTTAAGTCTGACCTTGATGAGATCACGTTAAAGTGCATATCCGCCAATGAAGAGAAAGCACCGATAGGCAAAGCTAATATTTTGAAAAAGGTCGATAGCGGCTTTACATTCCAACTTTCTTATACCCGTGCTGGTCAAACAAACATCCTTGAGCGTCTTTTGATGTGCACCATCCATTCGAATTACTCACAAAAACATGGGCAATTCGGGTGCAAGCTCCATCTTAAAGGCAATCCTATAATGGGTTATGTTACCTACAATAAGTTTTTGAAAGGTAATTTTTTAGTGACAGGTGCGGAGTTAAATTTTCGACGTGCGACAATGACTCTTTCGTGCGTAGGATTTAGCAAGGACGTTGCAAAGCTCAGTGATATCCCATATGATTGATTGCGCAATATGGGTATGGTATATAACACAAAATGATTCATTTGATGGCAATAGATATACAACATAGAAATGTAAAGAAAACGGCTCTTCCTCGTACGGGAAGGATGTTGGATGCTGTTAGCGGAAGCGTTACGGGTATGTCCGGAGGTTCAAGTATCGGCGGATCTTCGTTTTCCGGTTATTGGGACCTCATTACTACCAATGCGGCCGGAGAAGCTCTGGAAGAAGGCAAG